GTTTCCCAGTCACGATCCGAAGGGGTTATAGGATGTCCACCGCTCATCCCAAGCCAGTCCGGCCGGCGACACCCTATAACCCCGGAGGATATGATATGGCGATGGCGAAAGTAATACCGATACGAGGACGCGAGCTTCGGCTTGCAGACGGCCGAGTTCTGTTCATCCTGGACAACTCGGAAGAAGTCATGCAGAAGTTGCGTGATATGCTCTACGAGACAGAGCTGTCGTTCGACCAAATCGCAAAGGACGTCGGCGTCTCGGTGTCCACGCTCTACGCAATCAGATCTGGTCGCACGAAGTGGCCGCGCCCGAACACCATGTTCGGCATCCTGGAATACCTCAAAGCGAAGATGGCACTGGTGAAATCATGAGCGACGTCAACTTCTCCGAACCTCTGCGGGCTGCAATCCGAACCGTCTACGGCCAGATTGAGCCCGATCTGGAGGCATCTGACGCCGAGGACATGGACATCGTGGCCGAGATCGTCATTGATGCCAACCGGCTGACCCTCCTTGGGTTCGAGGCCGAGGACGAAGAACTCCACGAGTGGATCGACAAGATGGGATATGAGGCTGTCCACGAGGCGACCAAAAAGGCCATCTGCATGATGTGAGATAAATGAGTAGTCCATGGCTTTGTCGTGGGCTATACTATAAAGGTAAAGAAACTTCAACTGGCGAAAACAAATGAAAAAACCCGACTTCACCCCTCTAGAGGCCCTGAGACTTGCTCAGGCAAACGATGGTTGCATCCATCATGGATTTAAGCTGGTTCTCGATGGACCGACGATGACACCAGTTTCGGAGATGGCTCCGATGGCGATTGACGTGGATGATCCGGATAACGTCTGGTTCATAAGCGGCGAGCCGGGAGACGAGATCACCGACAAAGATTACTGGGGCAAGCCATGATCAGACGGTTCATTGTCCTGGACCCGCAGAACAAGTGGGTGAGCGCGCTTCACGAAGACGACAGCATCGGCAACATGCTTCGGCTGATGTCCTCCGTCACTCAGCCCAAGGAGGAGCAGATGACAGCGCAGTTCTTCGGAGACGATCACTGGCTGTTCATGCCGATCCCGTATCGCAAGTCGCGTCCCACTTTTATGCTGGACAACTTGCTTCTCAGCGGCAAGATCATTCTGCTTGGGCGTGGCCAGAATGATACGATGACCGATGCAACGCTCGGTCTTGTCGACCTTCAAACTCGTATTACCTGGAGACCCTGAAAAATGTGCAGAGCCTGTCAAGTCCAAGAACGCATGAACGGTGTGACCAAGGAGATGGGGAAGCTCTTGCACGAGAGGGACAGGATGCTCTTGCTCGGCAATGAGAAAGAGGCGAATGACTTGAGGCAGCAACTCATGGAGAAGTTCGAACTCCTGATGGCTGTGCAGGGCGAGTTGCCGAATGCGATGGAGGACAACGAGGTCGCGCTGTGCATCGTCGGCAAGATGGTCGGCACGATCCTTGATCACAAGAAGGAGGGAGCCAATGCCTGAGATAAAGTGGGAAGATGGTTTCGGGCGGCAGCACAGCGACAAGATCCTGTCTGTGTTCCACTTCGACGGTCGGCTTCATGCTGTCGTTCATACCTTCGGCAGCTTTCAAGTCCTGCGTATCGATCTGTCCATGGGCCACATGGGCGGAGTTCTTTTTGGCGAACCCGTATGAAGGAGAGAACGATGTGTGAAGTTTGCGATGCTCGTGACAGAGCTGAAAAGCTGATGGCCGAACTGGCTTTCCGCGTGATGTGCGTGGAGAAAGAAACCGAGTTCGGCCACGCTTCTGCTGCCGACAGGCAGAGCGAGAAAGCTCAGGAAGTCCTGCGCTCTCTGATGTCCACCGTTCGCGGCATCCCTGCCCTCAAGAAGGAATTGCAGGAGCGGCACGAAGGAGTCATCGAAATGAACTCGCTGGATGACCTGCCCGACGTGCTCAAGAACCTGATGGGCGTGTCGCCCAAGAAGAATGACATAAACTGACGACGGGCGCGGCAGCGGTCTCCAAAAGATAGCTGCCGCGTTTGATCATTCGTATACCGAACGGGGTTTGGTCGGAGGCGATATCCGGTCTATCTTCACCTCGGGCACATCTTCCCATTTTCCATCGCAGATAACCGCCCAGTCTGGCTCACTCATCTTGAACTCGTTGAAGTTGTTCTCATATACTTCACGATATTCATCTTCCGGAGCGTTGGCCAGCAGATCGAGCTCTTCCTCCATCTTCTCCTGGCCCACCACTTCGTTATCCGGCATCATGTGATTGATGAAGTGACGCAGCCAAGTGCAGATCTGCCATTCCAGACCATACTGCAAATCTAGCAGATTGTGGAAGCTGTAGATGACAAGCGGCTTTGGCAGGCTCTTGGAATTCTTCAGCTTGCGGGCCTCGTAGATGGTGGAGTTGAGGATAGTTGCCCCGAAGTTGACTCTGCTGATACCCGGCTCTCCGTGGAAGTAGTAGTCAAAGGTTTCGGTCACCGGAGCATGATTCACGAAGTTCCCTTGCCGAACATCGCGGTAGAGTCGGCACTGGATGATACGAGATGTCGGCTTGCAGATCGGCGGATAGTGTTTTCTTTTGCCGAGGACAGGGAATGTGCGATAACGCAGGATGTCTCCATTGGGAGCTATCCTTGGGCGATCAGGCTGGTGGCGATTTATGATGGTCATGTGTGCATCTTTCAGTATATCCTCATTGTGGTTTCATCTTACGGTCAAGTGCTTGTCTGAGCAAGTCTTTTTTATCTTCATTATAGGTGTAACCCAAAAGAAGCGCGGGGCATACCGCCGCCAAGTTTCCTGGCGTTTTGCGGAACGCTGGGGCTGGGTTCTAGTGTTGCCAGTATTCTTTCTTCTTTATTTCTATAATAAAAGAATAAGAATACTAAATAACCTTGGCGGAACAAGGGGTTGGAGGTAAGAGACGAGTTGATGATGGATATACTTTAAGAAGGATGTAAAATCATGGTGGATGGCGCTTGCGCTGTTCCTTGGGCTGTGACTATGCTTCTGTATCGAGCGATCTTCTTCCTCAACATCTCGCACGCAGACAGGTGACACATGGATAACGACGATAACAAAGAATTTGACATCGAAGAATATGAGCGCAATGTGGACGCCAGATCATCTGGTCGCGCTCGTCCTCGCTCTCTTCTTCATCGCGGCTCCAAGCCCGTGGTCGTCCGGGAACAACTCCCGGATGGAACGTGGAGAGATAAAATCAAAATGTCTCGGATAAAGTTCGGAGATAAAGAAAAAGAAACTTTCCTGGATGTCTACCGTCGCTGGGGGAGGATGGGAGAAGCTGCCGCCGCTGCCGGAGTGTCGACTCAAACGGTCCGCGCGCACATTGACAAAGATGAAGACTTTGCGGAGGCGATACTCGAGTGCGAGACCGAGTATCGCGAAAAGCTGGTCGGCCATCACCAAGATCTGGTGTTCAACGGGACGACGAAGAAGAGCTACGACAGGAACGGCAATCTCGTCTCCGAAGAGCAGGTCTACCCGATCCGCTTGATCGAGCTCGAACTGAAGAAGCACGATCCCGGATACCGCGAGAAGCAAGAGGTCGCCGTCACTCATTCCGGTGGTGTTCTTGTCGCGCCTGCCGAGACTACGTCCATTGAAGATTGGGAGAAGCGTTTCACCCAAGCGAAGGACATTACTCCGGCCGAGGATGCTGCTCCTCTCTTGGGCAAAGATGAGGATGACGATCCGTTTTGAGTGAGTGAGTCAGTCTTTCCAAAAATCGGTGAGTGAGTCCATCGGACTGGAAGATGGGCGGTCATCGTGTAACTTTTCCTCTTCTTCAAAATCTTCTTCATCTTCGCCAGATAATCTCCGGATAAAGAAGAAGATAAAGATCGGGATGAAAAAGAAGAGGATAAAGTCTGAGATAAATCCCAGATAAAAAGTTGGGAGAAATAAGAGTTGCTTCTGCGTTCTCATACGCGCATAGTATAAGGGTAACGCAACCCAACGAAGGCGAAAAACATGCAAAGTCTTGAAGAGCAACTTCTCACAGCCCCTGCAGATCGTGACTGGGAAAC